CATGGTGACACCATTAAAGGTAAAGACATGCTATCCATCATGGCGGCGGATAAGCCCGTCCAATGGGGCGAGTCTAAATTTAGGTATTGGTATGTTGGACACGTACACCATAAAGACGTAAAAGAATATCATGGCGGTACAGTAGAATACTTTAGAACCCTTGCCGCTAGAGATGCTTGGCATCAAGGGCAAGGTTATCGTGCAGGTCGAGATTTGTGCGCCATCATATTACATAAAGAACACGGTGAAATTGAACGTCATACTTGTGACATTGGGTTAATTGCGTAGCTTTGCGCGTAAATTTAGTTAAAAGGTTGATTTTGTCTAAAACGGTAAATTTTTGGCTTCCGTAATTGACGTATACCGCTAGAAAAGAGTGGGGCTAATGCTACCATAACCCCACAGGTGCAAAACCCTGCCAAAAAGGCAGGGAAGTAGCATAGCGCGTATTCAGTTAAAGTTAATGTGTAATTCATCAATATCTACCTCTATTTCATGGTCATTAGGCATTTTTACCATAGCAGTAGTGGGGTAGTGGCCTGACCTTAGCACTTCAACGACACATTCACCTTTTTGCCACCAACACCATTTTTGTAATTGCACTTTTTGGTCTCTCATACTTACCACCCTATCTGATTAAAGCCGCTAGCAATCCCCACGACTGTTTTCTTGTGGGTTCTTTTTGGCGCAGCAAGTGGAAAATCTAATAATCGATAAACACCTGGCGGGTCATTCTCACGTTTTCTACATACTTCATTTGCTTTTGCAAACCGCGATACCGTTTCAGACTTTAGCACTTCTTTAACCTTACCTATATATGGTAGGCTAGGATTAGCAATATACTGCGACACCAAGATAGCGACACAATGGCTACGTTCATTAGTCTTAAGTGGATGTAGCTTAATATACCCATGCAAAACCATACGCTGTAGTTGATTGGCTAGCTGCCCTTTAGTCATGTCAAGCGCTTGCATCAACATACGTCGTGTGTGCGGTTTGTCTAAAGTAAGATTATACATTGATTCTTTTTGACGCTCACACTTTAGTTGCCGATCATATTTCATCTTGCGCCTCTTCTAGTATCTGCTCACCTATCTTCTCTAATACGTCGTCACTTAATAGCGCAGTGATGTCAGTTGGCTCGTTAGCTAATTCAATAGCCGTAATATCAACGTAGGTTGTTTTAGGGCTATCGCCAGTTCCTAGCGGGTCACGTTCAACCTCTACGTCTGCATATACGTCTAGCTCAATTCCATATATTGTTACTGTGTACAAGCCCATAATTTAATTCCTCTCCATAATTTACTTAAAAAACTTAGATTTTCCTCTAAAGGAATCCAAGATGTAGGGTCTACGCGTCCAAACTTAAAGTTCTGCTCATGCCAAATCTCACGATTGTTCATGGTCGCACTGCTCCTTTTAATAGCTCTACGCGCTCACGTGCAGCACGTAAAATAGTGTAGCGTTGGTGTAAGCGCTGTAGCATAGAGATACGTTTCTCGCCGTCACGCTCGGTGTCTAACAAGGCTAACACTTCTTGCTCGCTTAACGTACCAAGCTGTGCATTAAGTGATCGCCAGTTTAATCTAGTCATCTGATGTGTGTCCTATATGTATATTAGTTTCTTTACCATGCACAAATTTAATTACGCACCCTTTGTCTAGCGCTCTATGAGCTTCAATCAATTCCACAAAGAACGCCCCCAATATAAAGCTTAAGATTAAGCATGTCAAGAATATCTTTACATCATTCATTATCTATCCTTAGTGTTGTCAGGGTATTCGTCTAAATCAAAACATATATCTCTTTGCTTCCATGAGTAATGCTCCGCTATTAATGCTTCGTAACTTTGCCAGGCCTTGCTAAAGCGCATGTCGTAAACGTTCTTAATTCCTAGTAGCTTATTGCACAAATCGTCGTCATGCTCGTACTCTTCTACTAGCAGGTCAATGTCTTGCGACACTTCCCAACAACGTAAAAACTCTTGCTCTAGGTTTTGTATTTTACTCATGGTTCTTATCCTTTACGTTTAAGTTGTTTTGTTCACTATAGTAGACATAAGTCCTCTGTTTTGTCCATTATAGTGGACATAATGTTATCTATTGTTCACTATATTACCCATTAAAGCTATAAAAGTGACTCTTAGCTAACTTATTCACTTATCTTCGTATTCTTCAATGTTTCTAAACAGTGCCATCTTGCATCGCTCTAACAACCACAACACATCGCCCCCATCTGCATACGTACTTGCAAATGTTTCATTCCCATCCTTCCCCCACCCAACAATAACAAACCCTTCAAACTTTCCTTTGTTATTTTCTAAGATGATGTCGGGGTCTAGGTCTAACTTTGTAACTCCACCAATTGGTATAACTTTACCCATACTTTTTCCTTTCATTCTTACAAATTCTCATTCAAACTTACAAATTGTACTTATATATAAGTAGTTATACCCCTTAAGGTATGTTATATAAGTACACCATATGGGGTACGGCTTCTTCGGCTAGGCACTCCCAACCCTTACGACTTCAGCCATTGTCGACACATGACACAAACAAGCTACTCTTTGTTAATGTGATTGGTGTTCTTTTCCTTTAGCCAACTGCATGCAATATTTATAATATCCTCTATTGAATACGCGTTACATCCATGATTATATTCATACTTTAAATCTTCTAATTCACTATCACTTAATCCTTGCCATTGATGAGGGTGGGTGTAAAGTTTAGTGCCTATTGGCAATTCAATATCTATAACATCTGAGTTTGTATATCTCTCATCACAATCAAAATCAACAACTGTAGCCACAGGTTCTTGCGCTGGTTGTTCTAGTGCTTCTTCGCACGCATTGATTGCGCCTTTCACCCATGCAGTTTCATATACTCTGTCGTTGTTTAAACAATTCAAGACTTTTAAGGCTTTGTGTAATGCTTCGTCTTTAGTCATCTCATAGCCCCCAAATACACCAACCAATAAATACGCCCCAGTAAAACCAAAGCATTAACTCAACAAACTTTTTATAGTCAAAGTTATTCATTATCTGCCTCTAGTTTAATTTTGCCTAATAAATCTTCTGCCCATCCTCTAGGCTCACTATACATATATCCAATTTCTCCATCCCTTCCATACACATACAAATACTGTGGCTCTTTAGGCTGTGGTTTAATGCGAAACGAACATTCTTCGTCATTCCAATTAGGGTAGTCTGTGCTATACCAAATCCCTGCTTTACAAACCTCTATACATTGGTCATCATCAGCCCATGCTTTTATTTCTTTATGCCATTTATGTGGTTTCATTCTCTGCCTCCACTGTAAAGATAATCCCATTTTCGGTTAATGCAATGTTAGTTACTTTTTTACCTTCAATCTCATAGCCAAGGCTAATAAACGGTCCACCACTTGGGTCTGCAAAGCCTAAATTGTTTTTATCCATGCCCTCTACTCCCTCACGCCCACCAAACCGCCAATAGCTTAAGTCACCCTCGATGGTGTACTCGTTGATTCTTGTCTTTACAAAATGGTACTCGTTGCCATATCTATTCTTCATTATTAATCTCCTTTAACAAACACACCGTATCTAATATGAGTTACTTTACCATCATGTATACCCATGCTTACTTCACATAGCATAGGTTCTGTAAAGAAAGCTTTAACCCCGCATAACACAAGGCAACATATCAAAAACCCCATAAATATTCCTATTACAAAACTATCTATATCTTTCATTTTAGTTCCTCCATTGCAATATCAGAAATAGCCCTCTTGTCATGCAGGGCTGCCCAAATACGTTCGTCAACTGTTTTATTAGTCAACATCACGTAACACCAAACATCATGCGCCTGGCCACTACGATGCAGACGGCCTATCGTTTGCTCGTACAACTCTAAGCTCCAAGGCAACGATATGAATACAATCTTACTGCCGCCATATTGTAAATTAAGCCCGTGCCCTGCTGACTTAGGATGCACTAGCAGTAGTTCTACTTTGCCATCGTTCCAGCGCTTAATCGCATCTGTATCGTCTAGCGTTACAGCTTTCGGATAACGTCGTTTAAGTTCTGCTAACTCCTCTTTAAATGCGTAAGCAATAATCGTGTTAGCGTGTTGGTTCTCTTCTAGCAGTTCATCTAGCCGATCAAACTTATGCTTGCTAAACCATGTCGGTACTGCGTCAACGTCATAGATAAAGCCTGACGCCATCTGTTGTAGCTTAGACGTCACCACGGCAGCGTTGACTGCAGCGATCTGTGTGTTACCAAACTGAACAACAAAGTCTTTCTTCATCTTCTCGTACGGCTGTCTGTCCTCCATGTCACAGCGTAACTCGACTGTGTGTAGTGGTGGCAGTTTGTCTTTATACTCGCCAGCATCTAACACAAAGGTAGCAGGCTTAATAATCTCCATAACCTTCTCAAGCGCGTTAGGTCTTGGCACCCAGTCACCATACTCTTTATTGATTAAGATAAAGTGCTGTTGCATAAACGCACCTTTGCTACGCCCTAATATTGTTTGATCCACAATCTTAGATTGACCAAACACGTCCTCTAAACCGTTGCTAGTAAAGCTACCAGTCAAGCCCCAGCGCACGTTAACCTTGTCTAATAGTTTAGACAATGCTTTGAAACGTGCGCCTGACGGGTTCTTTAGCCTGGTTAACTCGTCAAACACAATGCCATCTATGCCGTTCAAATTATGTATAGATTGCAAATTATCATAGTTCAGCACCACAACATCTGCGTCAGACGCAAATGCTGCGTCACGATGCTTAGGTGTACC